ATATTTATTTTCCTTAATCCATTCTTTAGCAGCAAATTCTAAACTTTTAGAATCCATATTATATTTATGTATAGTTATCTGGTTTCCATCAGGGTCGCCAAACTCAATAGGTTCTGATTTAGTATTATCTGGAAACATAGAAATAGCAACACATTTAATTCTTACATCTTCAGCTCTTTGCCATTCTAAAGTATCGCTATTAATTATCACTTCTTCCATTTTAAATTCAGCTTCACTTGTTACACTTGCATCATTAGCAAAACCCACCTTTAATATATCGCCTTTAAAATAAGAATATAAACCATATTCAGATTTAAGTTTATCTAATATCATTGCAGGAGTAGCATTAATAGCTCTAAAACTTCCTAAATCAATATTATCTACTATTTCATATTTAATATCTTTTGGAGTTAAACAAAAATCTAATAATTCATCTAATTTAACTTTTAATGGGATGGTTGCAGGATGTACTTTTAATTTACTAATAACCTCATCTAAAGCCTTTTTACTAGGATAATTTACGGTATATTGTTTTAATTGATACATACCATCTTCACATTCTAAAACTGTTGGAACGTTTGAACCTACTGTTTTAATGTAACCACTAAATACTTTAGTAATATTTGGCACATATCCTAAACTAACTTCTATTTTATCTCCACGTTTAAATATTGGATTATCTCCAGTAAATAAATCTAATCCTTCAAAAACTAATTTTCTAGGAATAACTATTTTACAAGTATCTGTTAAATTTTCATAGCTACTATCAATCTCAATAGAATGTACAAAATCAAAGGTAATTTTTTTACCTAAATCATTTGTTATTGATATTTCACATTGTGCCTGTAACATTAAAACATACTTCTTTGCGTTAATACATCCCCTTTTGAATTTGAAGAACTTAATTCAATAACACTATCAGATAGCATATTAATTTCAACATCTATAATATTCCTAGCTCCTTCACGCTGTCCAACTGTATAAGATTCAACTGCAACGCTACTAATTAACCATTCATTTAAAAAGTTACAAGATACTGGTAAAGATAATGGAGCTTTTAAATAAGCTACCAAACTATTTAGAGTTGTAATATCGGGGCGTTGGTTTGCCGTATCTCCAACAATAACACCTTTTAAATTAATTACAAAATCTCCTTCACTCATAAACTCTTTAACTGTTCCATTTTGTCCAGCAATAGCAGTCTTAACTATGTTCTTAGTTTGATTAACTGTTATTAAAGCAGTTTCAAAAACAAATGGAGCATCCAATATAACACTACCACCTCCAAACTCTTTACTTGCTGTATAAGTTACTTTGTTACCAACCGAACAGTTAAAACTAAACATATCAAAAGTAGGAATACCAAATTTACTAGATTTAGTTAAATCACTATCAAATTGTTCGTTTTCTATTTCAGTTTCATTAACTTTAAAAAACTTAGGTTTAATTAAAGCCCCTCCAACTCCTTTTAATATAAGTTTGGATTGATTTACTACATTTTCTGGTGTTATATAATTTAATCTTGGCATTATGTCATTGCTGTTAAATTAGCATCATTAACCGCTTCTAGTAATGCTTTGCTAACCATTTCTTTAATCTTTGCAGTTCCTTCTGTTAAATTGGTAGTTTGTACGTTTAAACTCTCTACTAATTTTGTAATATTAATCGTTAAACTTTGAGGTCTTTGTCCCGTTACTTCTGTTCCTGTTCCTAATGATTTAGATGTACTTGTGCCGTTTTTATCTAAACCTCCATTTTCAGATCCAACTCCTTTATTTTCTTTCATCCCAAATAGTCCCATAGATTCTAAATTTTGCTTTCTAATTTCTTGCAAAATCCCTACACGTCTATTTTTTTCTACATAAGACATACTAGCATCTGCAAATATATTTCTTATGATATTAGATATTTTTTCATTATTAGTTGCAGCAGATAATTTATCTTTAGAAGTATCTCCTAAATTAGACTTCATAGCATCTGCATATTGTCTCATCTCTTCATATCCACCACTCATAGCCTTACCGCCAAACATCATATTAAATTTATCTCCAGCTCTACCTATATACTTTTGATAAAAACTATATTGTGAACTTTCAGTACCTTTAAATGCTTTGTCTAATAAATTCATAGCATCAATACCTCTATTAACGCTATCTAACATATTATTTAACCATGACGTTGTACTAGCTATAATACCAGTTTGAGATTGACCTATCTTAACTTTTAATTGTTCCCAGCTATCTCCTAACATTGATAATTGACCGCCAACTGTTTTAGATTGATCTGCCATTAAATTAAAGAATTGCCCACCTTCTTTAGTCATATCTCTAAATGCACCTTGTACATCTTTAAAACCTATTTTACCAGCAGAAACCATATTATTGATTTCTGTAGTAGTTGTTTTTAATCTTTTTGCTAATGTTTCATAAATTGGAATACCACGACCAGCGAACTGTCTTAAATCCATTAACGTAACACGTCCACTTGTTTTTAATGTACCGTATAAATAGGCTATATCTCCCAACGGCGCACCAATGCCACTACTTACATCACCTAATGTACGCATAGTATCAACTAATTCACCTGCTTTAAATCCATAAGCTAATAATTGTTTACTAGCATCTTGAACTTCTGTTAATTGAAATGGTGTTGTTTTAGCTAATTGAATTAATTGTCTTTCTAATGCTTTAGCTGCACCTTCATTTCCATACAACATAGTTTTTATACTTGCATGAAATTTTTGAGCATTATCTAAAGCATCAAAAACAGATTTAGCAAATGATACAATTCCAGCAGTTGCAAATGCTCCAGCAACGGCTCCTTTTATTCCTCCTAGTGTATTTTTTAAACCACTCATTTTGCTATCTAATCCTTTTACTTGATTAGCAGCTCCCTGCATAGTTTTACTAAATAAATCCTTTAGTCTAAGTGTATATTCTAGGTTGTTATTCGCCATCTGGTTTATCTATTCTAGTGCCTTGATATTTTAAACAATAATCCATTTCCGCTACTCTTTTAGCCCATTGGCTATCTGATAAACTTTCTGGATTCTCTCTATAAAAAAAGCGGATAAGTGCGTTATTTCTTGCTATCTCATCCGCTTCTATTTGTTTCTTATAAAACTCTAATTTTTTTTTAAAGTTGCTTGTTGTACTTTTAATAATTCAACTACTCCTAATCCTGCACTTTCAATAGCATCATCATTTTCAGTAACTAATTTCAATTCATCTCCACCGATATATAAAGCATTTAAACAAGCTACTACAGCCCTATCAAACTTATCTTGAGATACTAATTTACCTACTAAAGAACGTGTGCTTTTGTCTGGTTTTTTAAGAAAAATAGTTGCTGTTTTATCTTCATCATCTGTGTCTAAATACACAACCATTTCTCTTACTTTACCATGTGTTTGTTTTAATTTTTCAAATTCTAAATCTAATTCTTGTCTTGTTTTCATAACTTTTTTTTAAGGTTATGCAAATATACAAAATTAAATTATAAGTATTGAACGTGTGATATAATTAATTCTAATTCTACTGGTATTGAAGTATCTCCACTTGATGAGGCTCTTTTGTTATTCATAAAACGAACGTTCTTTAAAACGTGTTTACGAGTAACTAATGCAGCATCTACATACATAACTACTATGTCAAATTCAGGAATATCTTGGATGCGACCTTGTGGGGCTACCGTTTGAATATTCTCTAATTCCTCCATTAAAATAGTCATCTTTGCAGTAGGTTCGATTTTACCATATCCACGAGATACTGGAAAACGTCCAGCCCCGTAAATATTCTCCATACCTTGCTTTTCTTCGTATTCAATATTAGTGATACCTATAATTGGTAAACCTAAAACGTTTACAATTATATCTGCCCACTCGTATGATTTTCCGTTAATTAACGGTACTATTGGATATGCCATGTCTTAATATATTTTAAATTGTTAATGCAAAACCAATATTTACAGTAATTGTATCTGCTACACCTACTGGTATTAATTTTACAGCTATTGTTAATTCATTATCAGTTAATACATCTTGTGATGGATCAATAGTTACGCTAAAATCAGATAATTCAAAATCTCTTTGCATTACTTCTAAACTTCTATCACAAAGTGAGTTAAAAAATCCTATTGTATCTTCAGATAAAGTACCATCTGCATTAACTACTAATGGACTAGCTAAACTAGGTAATAAAGCAGCTCTTAATCCTCTGATAGCCTTATCAATTACTCTATTGTTATACACATAAGTATAATCAGAAGTTAAAGCAATAGATGTATTTGGTTTTGTAAAATAAGAACCTGTTCTTCCTACATACTTTTTAACATAGTTATAACCAAAGTTTTCTAAGTTTACAATACTTCCATCTGATAAAGATGTATATAAAGTTCCATTAGCAAATGCTAAAACATCGTATTCAGCAGCAGCTACATTAAATTTAGCTACCCATGCAATGCTTTCGTTTACTTTTGCTAAGGCGATAGCACCCAATTGAGTACCCATACTACCAATACTTTTACCAGTTGCTTTAAATAATTTAAAACCTAAATTATCTCCATCTTGACCGATTGAAACACTTACATTTTTATTACTTAATAGTTTTAAGTTTGCTAAAGTTGTTAAATCAGCTGTTCCACTAATTTCAGCTTGATAAACAACAGATGAAATAGTTTTATGATTAGTTTCTAAAGCATCTAAAACCGCTTGTAAAGTTGTAGTTTGGCTTGTAGCAAATGGAGTAGTTTTTTGATAAATACCTAATTGCTTAATTTCACCTTGTGCAAAGTTTTGCATAGTTGTTACACTTGCAAATGTTGTAGCATCCGCAGTAGCGTAAACACCAACATACAATTTACCTTTTGGTTGTATTCTAAAGAACTCAGAAATATGATAGTGCATAATATCTAATTCTGAAGCTACACCTGCAACTACATTTTGTGTTAATGTTCCAGCAAAAGCACCTGTAATAGTTCTTACATAAGGAGTACCACTATTTAAAAATACACCTTGATTTTTTGGAGCTGTAATAGTTACCGTTGCTGTATTTGCAACTGCACTAAATCCATGTGTTGGTGTTCCTAAGTTAATCTCTGCTGCAATTCTAGTAGCACTTGTTGAAGTTGAAACCGCATCTGCTGTAACTGCTGTAAAATTACATAAAGTAACCGTACCATTGGCAGATTTAGATGGAGTTGGATTTGTAC